CCAACTTCAACGAAAAAAGGAACGCTTATGGGCAAGTTCAGGAAATGGTGGGGAGCTCAGGATGGCGACCCTGCGGTGGAACAGCAGGAAGTCGAATCCGCACAGGGCATCAAGGACTTTGCGGATATCCTTTTGAGCCTCCACAAGAAAAACCCCGTCACCGGGGAGATCGAGGACATCACGGAAGACGAGGATAAGGCGGAAGCCATCCGCAAGCTCGTCGCCGAACTGTCCGAAGGCATGGAGCCCGAAGAGGCCAAAAAGCTCGAAGATACTCTCTCCGATCTGGCCTATTCCCCTGCAACAGGCGACGAGAAACCGGAGAAAAAGGAAGCGA